TTGGCAAAACGATTAGTCTTCATTTACTTGCCACTCCTCTTTAATAGCCTCCCACTCTTGAGCATATATTTCAGATTGCTTGTCAAGTGGTTCCCATATTTGTCCTCTAAACCAAGGACCGCCTCTTGTGAAATGAACATTTTTTGCATCAATATCTTCTGGTGAATGTCCATCCAACCAGTTCCATTCTTCTGGTAACTCTCCTATGTAGTCATTAAAATTAAGCATAACTCCGGTATCTTGTTTTTCTTGGGCATAGTTTTCAATCCACATCAACCTATGCAACCATCTGCCAGTTTTTGTACTAACATCATCTACGGTTAGATATTTGTGTGCCTCATGCTCACAGTTGAATAACATTACTGATGACCAATTTTTGCGATTGTATTGATACTGTTCGTTCCCATACATTTTGTGAGTTTCATCACTTGCCTGGGTATGATTATGTTTAACACAATACAATGCATATTTTGGATCATTGTACTTTTCAAATAACTCTAATGGATCACTTCTAAAATACATATCACAATCCATAAACAATGCCCATCCTTCTAATCTATGTAAGAATGGAGTTAGGAATCGTGAAAAGGAAAAGTCAGTTGCAAAAGGTCGCCCATCTGCTTCATCACGATGTTGAATTTCTTCAGGTGTATTACCACTTGGTAGCCTACTACTGCCAAGTTGCCATGCTCGTCTGTATAAACCAATTTGTCTTAACAAATGCTGTTTAATAGGATAAACATTTAATGGTCCTGATGCATGTTTTAATGCTGTATACTTTAATATTTCATATGGTTCGTCTTCTCTAGGGTCATACCCAACATAAATTGTAGGTATACTTTGATTCTCACTTATCATTTTTTATTTCCTCACAAAAGAAGGGGAAGACAACCATCAGTGATGGCTATCTCCCCACGTTGTTATTTAAATTCTATGAATTTTGGCCTCTTATCTTCTGGAATAAATTGATTTAATTTAATAATAATCATTCCATCTTCAAAGGAAGCTTCAGTAACTTCAATCTTGTCAGAAAGATAAAAAGTTTTACTAAAGGATCTGTTCGCAATTCCTTTATGGAGAACAGTCTCCTCTTCATCTTTACTGCTATTGTTTCCACTGATAGATAACTCTAGTTCTTTTTGAACTATGCTTACATCTTCTTTCTTAAATCCAGCAACTGCAAGTTCTAGCCGGTATTCATTCTCCGATTCCTTGATAAGATTGTGAGGAGGATAGGTTTGAGAACCTATTTCCGATGCCTCCACAATAGTCCTAAATATTTTATCATAGCCAAGTGACCATCTTTGAAAATTATTAAGAGCGGTTTGAGGGGAGTCTAAAAATCCCCAACCATCTTCAAGTGTTACATTCATGATATATCTCCTTTCAAGCAAGATATTATAGAACCCACCATTGGCATTCTATATATATATTATACTATATTTTTATAACCCTGTCAAGTACTTTATTAAATATTATTCACATTCTTTTTTGCCGGTACTAGGATCAATAAAACAAGCTGCACCTTCCTGTTCTTCTATATTATTAAGAATACCATAGCGTTTACCCGCTGCCCTGAAGGTTGTAACTCCTTTAAGTTTACCCTTCCATGCCTTGATATAAACATCTTTGAACTCTTCAAAGGTTACATTATCTCCCACATTGATAGTCTTACTAACAGCGGAATCAACATAAGACTGAACAGCTATCTGCATAATCAGATGATCATCAACAGTAAGATCACCAGATACCTCACATTCAATATTATGATTTTGATAAACATAATCCTGCATTTTAATTATGATAGTACCCTCCTCAGTCTGCACTGTGCGGTCATACTCTAATGCAAACACAGGTTCAATACCTGAACTAATATTATCGGCGGTAAAACTAATAGTGCCGGTAGGGGCAATAGAAATAAGATGGCTGTTCCTGATACCACACTGGCATATCTTATTCTGTAAATCTTTGGGTAGCCATTTAATAAATTCACTTTCTAGGTAGTTGGGTTTAAAGAATGGGAAGCTTCCTTTCTCAGTAGCTAGATCAGCACTGGCACTGTAAGCCTCATAAGTTAATATCCTCATAACCTTGCGAGTAAACCTAACTGCTTCAGGAGAACCATATCTAAGACCCATCAAGGTTAAAATATTGGCAAGGCCGGTGATACCCAAACCTATCCTGCGTTTTCTCTTGGCTTCTTTCTCTTGTTCGATAAGCGGGTACTCAGTATTTTCAATAACATTATCCATAGCCCTCACCACATGGGGGATATCTTCTTTAAGTTGATTAAAGTTAAAACTATAGGGTAGACTGTCGCCTGTTGTATATTTGGTAAGATTAAAAGAGCCAAGCAGACAGGCTCCAAAGGGTGGTAGTGGTTGTTCCCCGCAAGGATTGGTTGCCTCCACAGTCTCACAGTAATGAAGGTTATTGTTTTCATTAATCCGATCTATGAACAGAACTCCTGGCTCTGCCCAGTCCCAATTGTTACGCATGATTTCATCCCATAGTCTGGAGGCATCTATCTCACCATAGTTCTGTCCTTTAAAACGTAACATAAAGGGATTGTTCTTAGACACAGCTTCCATAAACTCATCAGTTACACCCACAGAAATATTAAAGTTAGTTAGTTGATTGTCGTTTTTCTTGGCTCGTATGAACTCCTCTATATCAGGATGGTCCACACGCAGAACGCCCATCATTGCGCCTCTTCTGTGTCCCGCCGAAAGAATTGTGTGACAGACAGTATCATAAATTCGCATGAAAGAAATAGGACCGCTGGCAGAACTATCAAGAGACACAATGCGATCACCAGAAGGGCGAATACGACTGAAATCATAGCCAATACCGCCTCCTCTACGCATTGTTTCAGCAGCTTCAGAGGCTCTTTGCATGATCGAATCCATAGAGTCTTCAATGATCCCACTAACGAAACAGTTGTATGCTGTAACGTTCCTTGGCGATCCCATAGCCGACTGCACTCTACCTGCCGCCATAAATCTTTGATTGAGGATAATATCTTTATAGGCTTTTCTGTGTTCATCGTTGTCTCCCATTGCTGCCGCTTCCCTAGCCTTGGATTCTTCAAAGCTTTCATTAGGTAATCTGTATTTCATAGCATGTAATGCTTCACATGCAGGTACTCTAGGTCCATACTCAACCATAGCTACACTACTTCCTTTCATCTAAAAGATCAGAGAATAGTTGGGGTTCTTCACCGTTATATTCCAACTGAAGAATTAGCTCTGCATAATGTATAACTTTTTCTATATCTCTTTTACCTTCTCCTTTTGTTTTGTGTCTGGTAATATACTTAATAATATTTCCTTCAAAGTAACTTAAACCATTGGCATGGATGTATTCTACTGGTTGGATACTACAGCTTTTGTAGTGTGATCCACCAACTTGTTTGTTAAGTGGTCTAGTAGATGAGTGAACTAACGACTTTTCTTCTTGCATCTTCAGGTTCTCCTAAGTTAATAACTTTTAAAGCAAATTTTCTAATCTTCATTGGTTCAAAGCCAGCATAATCACAGATGGTTTCAAAGTCTCGACAAGAACAGAAGAACCATGAATGGGCCTCCTCCCTTATCTCTTTGTATTCATCAGATTCCTGCTTGTCTTTAGGTCTTGAAACATCTAACAAGGCTTGGACTATAATAGCTACATACAAACTTCTGTGCGGGTTCTTTTCTGTAAATTCATAGATAGACCGTGCGGATACATTAACATTCATCGTAACACTGAACAGGTCTATAAAATTTACCACCCACATAATTATTATAATAAGCAGGTTCGTCTGTTCCCTCCAAGGTGGCAGTTAATACTTTATTTTTCATTTGAAAATAACATTCATAATATCTTAGACTTCTCTTGTTCTTGAACTCCCCTAAGATTTGGAAAGAAAAATTATCCTTCCCAACCTTTACTATGTCCTCGCATAGATGTTTACTGGAACCAACATAGGACTTCCAGTTTGATTCTGTTTTCTTTGTCTTACCCTTATATTTTTTATAAGTATAGTATTGTTTACAACCTATATAAGCTTTGCCGGTCTTTGTATTTGTTATGAGGTAGACAAAACCAAACTGAGATAAGTCTGGTTTCTTCTTATATTGCCAGTGCATTACCAGTCAAATACCTCTGGTACTTCCGGCTCCTTGGCAACAGTTGTTAAGAATCTTTTTCCTCTGGCATATTGGAATACTCTCAGGCCATTTCCACTATTAAGATCAGCCCAACAATCTTTCTTGTGAGAGCAATACACACAACCAACAGCAAGTTTATGATTACCAGACTTACCATCAGGCACAGCCTCATAACAACGACTAGGTGTTAGACTCTGCTTAACAAGATTTTTAAGATACTTAACCCTATCTTTGGCGTTGATCATCTCCATTGAATGTAACTTGGAAAGACAAATCTCTCCTGTGGATTTATCTATGGCTAGGAAGGCAGCTTCATCCAGACCATTAGCTTCAGCATAGGCTGATATTTGAGCTATGTATCCAAAGGGATCGTCATAGCTCAATGAATTATTTTTAAACTTCTGAAAGCCAGGACCAGAAGCACTCTTGCAATCCACCAGAACACCATCAATCAGTGAATCTTGATGACCTTTAACTCCCTCAAGCTCAACTTCCTTTTGTTGGTCAGTAACTTTATGACCGGCAATGGAAGAACAGAGAAGAAGAAGTTCCTCTAAGATGTAGCCGTACAAGAATTTAATTTTAGTGCTAGATTTTATAGGTATGCTGGTTTGTTGTTTGTTAAAGTCATACCAAAGCTGTCTGTCTGGTTTCCCTATAGCCGATAGTCTTAAGTTACCAACCTCTCTGGGTTCTCCACACAGAAACTCTTTGATATGTACCTTAATCATTTCACCAAAGTTATTAATGTGTTCGTCTATTTTCTCCTCAGTCATATCAACTGGGTCTGGAGAGAATAAACTATAAATATCTTCTACAAGTGTATCTATTTTTTTCATGATAAAAAGGAGGGGATGATTAGTTTCTTAACCATCCCCCCAGTCTCCTTACTAGGTTAATTTATACGACTATGCAAAGGGGATGTCATCAGTTTCGTTAACATACCCATCTTCGACTACGGCAAATTCATCACCGCCGCCAAGATACTCTACTAAGTCTACTACTTGGACACCAAGAAGGTATCCCTTCACACCTCCACCATAGGCGGAATACTCTTTCGGGAAATAAGAAGCATTCACCTTGGAACCGTTGCCAACTCTCTTATCCCCTGGAAAAGGGTTACGAAGAGAATCTTTTACCGGCATAGGACGAGGTGTTCCATCTTTGGTAAGAGCATATTGCTTGAGGGTAACAAAGTCACCCCTGTCATCGCCCTTATTCTTAATGGTCAGACCATCGGCTTCAGCAATCTCTTTATTCTTCTTATCAAGATTACAGATTTCAATGCTCCATTCACCATCGGCATTAAACTTTTTATTGGGTGTAAGAATGTGCGCCCAATACGCAGTACCAGAAATAATACGGTTACTCATAATTTTTCTCCTTTTGATAATATCATATGGTTAATAACAATAAAATAGGGGTTGTTTGTACCTCCTTTCATTGTGGTGGAATTATAGCATATATAACTTAGTATGTCAACAACTATCTTCATAATCTTTTAAATACTTTAAAGCTCTGTTTACTCTATCGACATCATCCTTAAACCATCCAAGTGCCGAATTACACCTACCACATAGCCAGCCTCTGAATGTGCCTGTATTATGATCATGATCTAAAACCCAAAAACTTCTAGAGCCATCTCTTCTACTAGCATCCTCCACTTTATCTTTCTTTGTTTCTAAACAAATAGGACATACATATTTATTGTTTGGGTAAGGTGTACAAATTTTTAATTCTTCTATTTGTTTTACATGTTTTCTTTTACATGTATGACATATATTACTGCGTCTACCCACACCATCTCTTCGATAATATGTAACAGTAAAAGTTTCTGTAGGTTTTAATTCATTACAATACATACATACTTTACTTTCCTTATTCAGGTCTATAGATTTAATTTTAGAAAAAAGTTCAAGTTGATTATCCATCAGTGAGTCTCGCTCCATGTTTGACCAGCTTTATATTCACAGTCAAGAGGACATTTAATTTCTAATGCTCTCTCTGCATCCTTCATGGCTGACTTGGTAATTAGACCAAACCTATTGACATCTTTCTTGG